CCGGCGATCTGACTGGGATCCGACTTGATCGGTTCATCACCAGCAAGTTCATACCGGCACTGCGGACATGTTTTGAAGAGCACGGGTACGTTGGTCGTGAGAAGCAGGAGCAGGAGGTGCACGGCTCTGTTGTGCTCGTAATTGTGAATGGACAGATCTACGAAATTGGATCTGACTATGCATGGGTGCGTGACACAACCGGAATCTACTCGTTCGGTTCCGGCGGAGACTACGCACTTGCTGCGATGCACGCAAAGCAGGGAGACACGATCGGAGAACTAAACATGGGTGAGACGCAGAAGCTCGTTCGCGAGGCTCTGCAGATCGCAGGTAAGCTCGATCCGGGATCCGGTCCACCGTTTCATATACTGACGCAGTCAGCGCGGCAGTACAAAGTAAAAACCAAAACGAAATAGCAAGGAGACAGAATGACACAAGACATCACCACAATGCGTTGGACTGATAGCGCGGCATGTAAAGGCAAGGGCCATCTGTTCTTTGAGGACGATCACCTGACAATTGTCCGAAAGGCAAAGGCCGTATGCGCAACCTGTCCGGTTGTCGACCAGTGCTTGACCTACGCGATGGACAATAATGAGTTCGGTGTATGGGGCGGCATGACTGCCAACGAACGTAAAAATCTCCGACGTCGGGAGAAGCGTCGGGAGAAGATGACACAGTTTGCGGTGAAGGTGTGAGTATAGTATTGACCAACAGCGCGGTAAGTCAAGGAGTCAGCATGGAAGAGCAAGAGCCTAAGGGAAAATCAAAGAGCATCTGGAAGTGTCCGAAATGTGACAACAAGGTCACGCTGTTCGTACGTCCGTCGGAGCCTCCGATCTGCACAAACCCCAAGGCGCATTCGACAGCGGTGATCGCGATGGAGCAAACAAAGTGACCATCGTCATCGTTGCGGTGGTTATGGTGCTCGCGCTGGTTGTCGCCAACCTGTACACCGAACGCGGTAAGCGAAAGGATCCGACTCCGTTACTTGGGGTCGTTCAGCCGAAGGAAAAGAAAAAGTAAGTAGATCACGCGATCTGCCACCGAGGGTGGTATAGTAAAAGTAGATGGAAATGACAAATACGGAGATTGAAAAAGAATGGACAATCGACTATCTGCGTCGGAGAAACGACGAACTGTTTGCGGAGAACATGCGCTTGCGAAAGCAGCTGGACGCACTGACAGAGGAGAAACAAGATCGTGAGTAACGACCAGTTGCTCAACGAAGCTGCGCTGCTGATCGAGGCATCGCGGATCGCACTGTCACAGGCAGCGCTCGCGCTGGATGTTGCGGTGATGGAAGAAACAGAAAAACAAACTACGAAACGAAGGAGCAGTATCGTGTCAATCGAACTGAATGCGCAAACAATTGCGGACCAGTATCAGTCAGGTCTCACAGTGGCCGAGGTGGCCGCGGCGAATGGCGTGACGTACAACAAGATCCGAACGATCTTGAAGGCAAACGGAACCCCGATCCGAAACGCCTCCGATCGACTCAAGGGTCGTACCCGACCAGATAAGCAGAAGGCCCAGGTCTGATGCCAAACTGGGTCTCCCAATTACGGAGCCTGGTATGGATTACGGTCGTCGCGGTGGTCATGGGCATCTGTGCTCTAGCCACCGCGGTGTTCGTGGGTGATATAGTTCCAGTTGCTGGTTTCGGGGTATTTGGCCTTATACTGGCAATATTGTCCCTTAATAGATAAGGGAAACATCCATTCTAAAGAATGTATAGTTACTCAGGCAGGAAAGGTAACCCCCAATGGAACAAGCAGAAGCATACAAAGTAACGACTGTCGACGCGGAAGGCAACGAGATCGTGGCCTACGTGACACCGAAGCAGCGTCACATGTACGTATCTTCGATGAACTCGGAGTACGGTAACTCCACGGTCGAACCAGTTTCGATCGCGGATCTGCCTGAAGGAGTAACCCTCGGCGAGTAAGTAAGTAAGTAAGTAAGTAAGTAAACAAACGGAGATTCGCACAATGACAAAATGACAAGGAGTCAAACATGTGGGTATTCTCACAAGATGGTTTTTTAAGCGTAGTAGATAACAGGGTCAAGCCAGGGCACCTCGCGGTTCGCGCCCGAGATCGCCAATCACTGATCGTTATCGCGGAGATGACAAACTCAGAAATTGAGTTCACCCCAACACGTGACTATCAGTACCGCGTATACGCAACCCCAGAGCAGGTCAAGGAGTTCATGACTGCCCAGATCGAAATGATCGATTACGGCAACTTCAAGGATCGCCTCACCGATTCACGCGGATGGGAATTCCACCACGCGGCAAGCCAGGTGTGGACTGTAATGAACGAGATTGCGGACGATGAGTATCGTCAGTGGGCAGACGCGCGCTACAAGAAGTACAGCGCTACTCGATAACGATGGCAGGCAAACATGAGTGCATGATCTGCGGGAAGACATTTCCCTCGATCACTGAACACATGATCCACGCCATGAAGAAGCACGACATGAGCTACCGTCCGCACTCTCAATCGAGGTTGCGGTCGGTCTCATGTTGGGCATGTGCAAAGCCGGTAAATCCTGGAGTATACGACTGCACCTGCGGATTCAGATTCGCGGATGGTACGTGGGACCATGTCACACCCGAACGTTGGGAGAGATAACCAATGAATGTAAGATCTAAACAGGACAACGACAAAGGACACGACATGAAGAAAGTATCCCGCACAGACAAGATCTATATCGCGCTCATATCATTGATCGCGGTTGCTGGTTTCTCATACTGGAACCACCTTGAAAACCTATGGAACGAGTACACATGCGACCCTGCGCCGGTGATTATTCAAGAGGGACAGAACCTGTATCAGATCGCCTCCGCACATTGCACTGGCAACATAGGTAACGCGGTTGATGACCTGGTCATTGAGTATGGAACGACACAGATATATCCAGGTCAACAGATCTGGCTGAGCAGCAAGCCATAAGCATCCAGATGCGTCGAGTGCATCGCAAATAGTAAACGCGGATAAACAAGCATCAAAGTAAATGAGAAGGTCCTAGGGAGCAGAAGCATGACATCAACACTGATACCGGCGACAGAACGACAGGTCTCATACCTAACAGACCTGATCAACACGAGAGAGATGGATGAGGCGCACGCGGCCGATCTGCTCGCCTCGATCGACGCAGGCATACTCGACAAGGAACGCGCCTCGCGTGAGATCCACGCGGCACTGATGTTGCCCCGACTACGCAAGTCCCGTGAGCCGTCACCGTCACTACAGGTCTCGCTCTACCACATCCCAAAGTCGAAGTACGCCGTTCCGGTTGATGAGATCGAACTGACAGACGCGGATAAAGAGTTCAGTGGTGACCTGATGTTTCTCGAGGTGCGGCAATACATGGGGACGCTATACATGCGTCAGTTACATGGGTCCGTGGGTGGGTTCACGCGGTCAAAGCTTTCACCTGCCACAGTCAAGGCCCTCGTGTCGATCATCGAACGTGACCCATACAAATACGCCAAGATCTTTGGGGTGCATCACTCCTGTTGCGGGTCATGTGGCGCAGAGCTCACAGATCAGAAATCGCGTGAACTCCAACTCGGACCGGAGTGCCGTAAAAAATTCTCACGCTGACGCGGATCGATACACAGCAAAAAGGCGAGGCTTTCGCCCCGCCAATTTACTGACGATCTTGTTAGGTTAGATAGTCCAGCCGGTAGGCTTGATACCAAACTCATCACTGAGGCTGCGGAGGCTCATACTTACTGAGAGTTCGAAGTCGCTCACGTGATTTGCGAGTTCCGCCAATTCTTCCTTGCGGACTGCGATCTCGTACGAGAGCACTGAGATTCGTGCTTGAATCGCCTCGAGATTCTTCGTATGCTTTTTCTTTGTTGCCATGATTCGTCCTTTCATGTTTGGATGTACAAACTAATTATATTTTCTCTAGAACCAAGTTTCGCCATCTCCAACGCAAGCACGGTATATTAGGGCAATGACTGATGACCAGAGAGAGTTTGACACCACCGCCCTTAAGAGTTCCTCATTTGCATTGCGGATACATCGTGACTACCTTGCGCATGTCTTCCGTTGGGGTTGGGCCTCACGATACATAAACCAAGGTGACACCGCGGCACATCGCGTAATTGAGGCTGGTTGCGGTGCTGATGCGCCTCTGTATCATGCACTCAATCGTCCACGCGGAGCCGATGGCAGACCAGACTTCTACGTTGGAGTTGACCTGAACACGATACCTTCGATCGCGCGACGCAAGACAGGCACAAAGACAGAGCAGAGGTTTGTGCTGAAGGAGCGGTTCAACTTCGTAACGCAATGGCCTGAACTTCTTGAAGAGTACGGTGCAACATTTGATATGGCTGTCTCATTCGAGGTGATCGAACACATGACAGAGTCTCACGGTGATGAATACCTACGCGGTATACACGCGCTGCTCGCACCTGGTGGTCGCCTGATGATCTCAACGCCGGTGTTCAATGGACGCGCTGCAAATAATCACATCCGCGAATACACAATCACCGAGTTGCAGGACAAGCTTGAGAAGAATGGATTCAGCGTGATCGATCGATACGGTACCTTTGGTTCGTACCCTGAGATCAAGCGCGGTATTCGCGAGACATTCAGCAGTGACAAGACTGACGCGATCATGGATATATACACGCGGCTTCGTAGTTTCTATAGTGACGATGTGCTTGCGTGCTTCCTCGCACCTGCACTACCTGATTACTCACGCAATAACGCGTGGCTCGCGGTTAAAGAATAACTACGCGGTGTAGTATCTAGTCATGGGTAAAAGTGTCATGGAGCAGATCGCACTTCTGTCTGATGCAGAACGTCGCGCAATCCTCGATGGCATCGACATGGAGCAATTGGTTTGGGACTGGAAGTCATGGGCCCGACCTGAGCAAATACCTCCGCCTGGAGATGACTGGGCGATCTGGTTATTCCTCGCAGGACGCGGTGCTGGTAAAACTCGATCAGCTGCTGAGTGGGTGCGCGACAAGGCGAAGGTCACAAACATGGGTCAACTCCGTTTTGCGCTGGTCGCACGTACAGCGGCTGACGTACGCGACGTTATCGTTGAGGGTGAATCAGGAATCATCTCTGTATCACCACCAAGCGAACGTCCTCTGTACGAACCGTCAAAGCGTCGACTAACCTGGCCGAATGGCAATACGGCAACATGCTTTACCGCTGACGAACCTGATGGATTACGCGGTCCTCAATTCCATTACGCGTGGGCAGACGAGATCGCGGCGTGGCGTCAATCACCTGACGCGGCAGGTATGACCTCGTGGGACAACCTACGCGTAGGTACCCGACTTGGATCAGCACCACAGATCATCGCGACCACGACACCTAAGCGCGTACCTGTTTTGTATAACCTGCTTAACGAGGCGCAACGTACAGGACGCGTTGTGATATCACGCGGTTCAACACTTGACAATGCGGGTAACCTCTCAAGCACATACCTTGAGGCGATCACAGGTGTGTACGCAGGTACGCGGTTGGCTGCACAAGAACTTTATGGTGAGATGCTCTCAGACGTTGAAGGCGCACTCTGGACGATTGAGTTGATCGAACGTAGTCGACAAAACGTATTCCCTGGTGGCGCGCAACTTCGCGTCGTGGGCGTTGACCCGTCAGTCGCTGAGAATCCCAGGGACGAATGCGGCATTGTTGTCTGCGCATCGACAGGCGATCGTGACCTGTATAAACGTCAGGCTTGGATTCTTGAGGACGCGACCGTTCATGGTTCGCCTGAGGTTTGGGCAAATGCGGTTGTTGCAATGGCGCGCAAGTATTCATGTCCTGTTGTTGCTGAAGTCAACCAAGGTGGCGCACTCGTAACCAACGCAATTCAAGCGATTGATCCATCTGTAAAGGTTCTTGAGGTACACTCCAAATACGGTAAGGCGCTACGCGCTGAACCTGTAACGCTTGCGTATGAGCAGGATCGCGTACATCATGTGAACTATCTTGCTGATCTTGAATCTCAGATGTGCGCATGGATACCTGGCGAAGGCAAGTCGCCTGACAGAGTCGATGCACTTGTTCATGCACTTACGGCGCTACTCATCAAGCCACCACCTGGTTTTGTTGGAGGGACAATCACAGCAAAATCACACGCAGGTAGGCGTCTTCCAGCGTGGCGTGGGGGAAATGGTGGATCAGGAAAAGGTGCAAGAATATTCACACCAGGTCGATAACGTCGACACTCTCTTCAAAGGATAGGTACAAATAATGAGTGATGAATTCACAGAGCCAGTACAGGAACAAGTAACAGAGACTGCACCTGCGGCAGAGGTGGTAGAAGTACCACAGCCTGCGGTAGTTGAGGTCCAATCTCAAGAACTTCCAGAACCAGTACTCGAGGTCTTCGCACAACCAGCGCCAACGCGGCATGTGATTGGTAGCGCGGATACTGATACTGTCTATCTTGACAAATGCGTATACAAGAACATGTACGCAAAGAAGTCATTGACAGTTCACCATGTACAGCGCCGACTCAATGAGCTTGGATATACGGATGCGTATAGCGATAAGGATGGCTGGTACGGTGACCTCACCAAGTCAGCTGTCGCCTCGTTTCAAGCGGCAAACAATCTTGAGGGTGATGGCCTGATGAATGCGGCAACCCTCTCTGCAATCTTTGCGGGTGACGCAAACGTTACGGTTGCTGGAGAATAACAAGCGCGGTAAATATAACGCGGTCAATACAAAGCCTCTACGCTCTTAGCATATACATGCGGTAAGGGCCTTTGGCAAGTATCTAATCGTTCCCTACCCATAGGTATCTAGGAGTACCTATGCGGTAGGGACTTTTATATGCGGTAACAGTCTATATGCGGCTAATAATTCATATGCGGCTAACGATTATCTAGTCATCAATAAATATCATCGCGTTACCTATTTTTTTATCTGCCATTGACCATATTTACTGGCAAAATCACACAAATATACATGCCCTTGGTAAACACCCTGGCATATAGCTATACATATAAAAAGCAATGGCCATGGTTTTCCCAGGAACTTTCATATACTTATATGTATTCTTGTCGCCTGGCACTTTTATATATGTAACAACGTCGTCTCATATACATACAAACCTCAACAGAAACTTCAGCGACATTGTCTCATGTACATACACATATCTACTATCGACTCGCCCAATACATGTGTAACTTTGTCATGACCCACCTGTCATATCAACATATGTCTGTCATCGTCTTATCTGTCATGTTTTATCTCTATTTTTGTACTCATATGTATAGCTTTAAGTGAACTGTCGACAACAATTGATGTTACATATCAAGTGGCCTTCAAAAAAATAAAAAATAATGGCAATGGCCATGGCCACTGTCTAATTTCTCAAAATTCTCGCAAAATATTTTTTTGTCTAATTTTTTCTTCGAGACGTTTATAAACTGCTTAAAAAACAACGTCTGGCTTCTAAGATGCCAAACCCACTAACCATAATGTACTATTCGTCCTTTCTGTACATTTCCTAGAAGTCTTTGAACGTTAATGTATCTTTCGTACACAAATGTTCCGCCGTCCCTATGTACGAGTGATACGATGACGAACATGAAGCTGCCCAGTGAAGAGGTTGAGGTTTTGGTTAGGTGTTCGGGTGACGTCCTTCGTGCCCGTGTGCAGGCGCTCCGCGAGGCGGGCTGGACGCTGGCGTCGATCGCGGACGCGTGGACGCCGCCGAAGCAACGCTCGTCGATCCGCCTACTCGCAACAACCCCAACCAAATCCCCCCTCCCAATCGTTTCGTCTCCTCCCTCTCCTTCTCCTTCTTCATCGCTAACCGCCGCGGAAAAAAAGAACCCCTCCGCTCCACCGCGCCGTCACCGACGCGCACGACGTTTCTATACGGAAGAGTCCCCCAAGATCTCAAAAGACGACGCCCGCACACTTAGACGTCTCGCACCTCTCGCACGTCGCTACCGCGCACGGGCAAACCCAAACGGAGCGTACGCCGTCGCAAACACAGAGCTCACGGGCCTGTGTATAGTCCTATATAGAGACGGTGTCTCTGTTCAAGAACTCGCCGCAACCGCCGGCGTTACATATCGGGCGATGGCCCGTCGACTGGGAGTAGGTAAGTAATGAACGTGATCTTTGACCTCTTTCCCGCACGGGCGGTGGTTCTGCCCGACGGAGTAGATCTAACCTACTTCAACAACTCACCCGACACGTTTGGGTACGCCGACGCGCCGCACGTCCAGCACTCACGGAGGGTCGAGGCGGTGCGCATCATCCTCACGGAGAACACGATCTTGATCGGCGCCGACAGCAGCACCGGACCTGTCCTGATCTTCCGCGAAAGATATCTGCCAGAGTCGAAGGTACTTGACCGCCGCGGAAAGAAGGTGAGCCGGATCACGACCGAGACGAACAAGATCATCCTCTTCGAGAAGGACAACAACTGCGGCTGTGGCTCACGACTTCGCGCCTGGAACCCGTACCGTACGATGAACTCAACCAAGGACCCGATCGAATGATCCCGACCCCGTACCACCTCATCATCATCGCTCTCGCCGCATATCGCGTCACGCGCATGATCACGCACGACACGATATTCAACGGTCTTCGTGAGAGGATCTGGCGCGTGTCACCACCTGAAAAAGAGCGACTCGGATATTGGATCACCTGCGAGTGGTGTAGTGGAGTTTGGGTCGCATCAACGGCTATATTTATGTATACAATAGTCAGCGAAGCAACAGTCATCGTCTGCAGCGCACTCGCTGTGTCGGCGATTGTTGGCATAATGTACCGCATTGACTAGGGTTTTTGTCAATTCCGTCGCAAACGAACAGGAGAAGAAGTGGCAGTTTTTCGTCGTGATGTAGGCAATGTCAAGCGCGTTGTCCGTCCTGCAGGCGTGCTACCTTCTGGCTTTTCGTACGCGGAATCAGCGATCTGGGGAACTCCAAGAGCACTTACAGCGGCGGCCGCCCAGGTCAGGGTTGAAAATAAAGATGAGGCGGAACAGTTCCGTCATCGCCGTTCGGCTTCGTCCAGTGCGTGGCAGGCCGAGGCTTGGGAATACTACGATGCGATTGGAGAGATCAAGTATGCATTTAATCTGGTTGCTTCCGTTGTTAGTCGTATACGTCTGTATGCTGCTGTCGTCGAGAACCCGGCAGAAACACCTGTATCGGTTCGATCGTCGAGTCTTGTCAGCGGACGACTTGCGTCGGCCGCAGAGCGAGCTCTCGCACGACTAGACTCCGCATACGGCGGACAGGCTGGACTTCTCCGAGACGCCGCGTTGAACATCGCCGTCGCCGGCGAATGCTACCTCGTGCAGATGCCAGAGCGCAAGGGCACAGGCGTTCCAGAGTCATGGGACATCCGCTCAACAGATGAGGTTCAGGTTGACTCGAAGAACAACTACGGAATCGTCGGTCGTCGCGACATCTTGATGGGTGGCAACAGCATCGCCAGTCAAAACAACAAGGGTGTCGTCGCTCTTCCACAGAACGCGTTTATCGGTCGCATCTGGCGCGCGCATCCTCGCTTCTCTGAAGAGGCTGATTCGTCACTACGCGGTCTGCTCGATCTCTGCGCAGAACTTCTGCTGTTGAACCGCACGTTCCGTGCAACCGCACGCTCGCGCTTAAACGCAGGCGCGCTCTATCTTCCTGACGGTCTCAGTGTCGCCGCCGGTCCTGACGCGGACTATCCGTTCGACGAGATGGGTGACATCAATCCTGAGTATAACCCTGAAGAGGCGATGGACGCATTTGAAGATCAACTCATCGATGCGATGACAACGCCAATTCGTGACGAGGACTCCGCATCTGCGGTTGTTCCGTTGATCATCCGTGGACCTGCTGAACTTGGCGACAAGATCAAGCAGTTTAAGTTTGAACGTTCGTTTGACCCCGCACTCGCACAGCGTGCTGATCGTGTTCTCGAGCGTATCTTGCAAGGTCTTGATGTTCCAAAGGACGTCGTCACAGGTCTTGCAAACGTCAAGTACTCAAACGCTCTGCAGATCGACGAGTCACTGTACAAGGCACACATCGAGCCGTTGATGCTTCTCATTGCAGACGCGCTCACCGTTGTGTATCTGCGTCCATATCTGCTCGCAAACGGATTTGACGAGGCAGAGGTTAATCGCCTCACGATCTGGTACGACCCATCACAGGTTGCAACACGCAACGACCGCGCACTCGACGCTGACAGTGGATTTGATCGCATGGCGGTGTCGTTTGATACATGGCGTCGTGCGCACGGATTCAGCGAGGCTGATGCACCTACACCAAATGAACTTGCGCTACGCCTGCTCATTGAAAAGGGTGCGATCACTCCAGAGCTTACGGAGGCGATGATCGCCGCGGTTGCGCCCGAGGTGATGGAGGCGACAAAGGGTGCACAGCAGGCGTCAAGCATTGCGCCGATTCCGCCTGAGGTACAGCAGATGCTGCAGGGAACTCCGCCACCGGTTGAGACACCCGCACCTGTTGAAGAAGTACCAGCGCCGATAGAGACACCAGCAGCACCAGCAGAGTCACCTGCTGAGGCGATGCAGCCAACAGCAATCACACCGGTTCAATAGCAAAAGAGAAAACAATGATCATGAACAACCCACAGCATTCACACGAGATGAAGGCAAACCTCGCAATGAGTCTCGGTCACTGTCTCGGTACGACATTTGCTTTTTACACAAAGGCGATCGGGTTTCATTGGAATGTTAAAGGGCCGGACTTCTCCGAGTTTCATGATCTGTTTGGTGACATCTACGCAGATGCGCAAGGTGCAATTGATCCGATCGCTGAAAGTATTCTTAAGCTTGGGTTTGACTCACCAGCAACGTTGTCAGCCATGTCTGCGTTCTCAAAGATCGAAAGCATGGACAACGACCGCATTGACGATCCAGTGCTGATGAGCGCAGATCTTCTCCAGGCAAACAACATTCTAAATGAATGTATTCTTGAGTCATTTAAGCTCGCATCAGATGCAAACGAGCAGGGCATTGCAGATCTTCTCGCAGAGCGAGACGCTGCACATAAAAAATGGGGATGGCAACTGCGCGCAATCACCGGAATGCAGACCGGCGGAAAGTTGGTCGCAACGCCAGAGCAAGAGCAGGTTGAGGTATACGTCTATGAAGACGGCGCTGAAGACTACGCCACCGAAGATGATTCTGTATTCTTAGCCGCGGCCTCAAAGCCTGCGCCTAAAAAAGACAGAATCACGGGATCAAAAAAGAATCCAAAAGGATCTGCATCAGGTGGACGCAACATTACGTTTTCAGCCAAGACTGAGACAGCGTTGATGAACAAGGTCAAAGAGCACAACGTAGATGCAAAGGCCGGCCGCAAAGCAACACTTGCACAGTTAAAGGCGGTGTATCGCCGCGGCGCTGGTGCGTACTCGAGCTCACATCGCCCAGGTAAGACCCGTGATCAGTGGGCGATGGCGCGCGTAAACGCATATCTTCGTCTACTCAAGTCAGGTACACCGGCGAATCCAAACTACAAGCAAGACAATGACTTGTTACCTGAAGGTCACCCAAAGTCAACAGCGTCAAACGCATCAGAGTCAGTTCTCACAGCGGCTGCACAGGCGGCCACAGAGTTGATCATCACGCTCGGAGATTCACACGAATACGAATCTCCTGAACACGCAATAACAGCATTTGCAGAATACAGCGGTCTCGGTTACGAGATCATCCCCGCACTACGCGCAGCGTGGAAGCGTGGAGTTGACAACAACGAGCACGGATTTGATCGTGCGCGCGAACTTGCCATAATGACATATGACAGCCAAGATTCCGACTTGCTACCTAACATCGAAAGCTAGATATGTCAAACAAGAAAAAGCGCACACAGCTCAGTACGGCTGAACTACTTCGTCTTCGCTCAAGCATCATCACGATGCTTGATACTGCAAACAAGTCAATTCAACCAGAACGTCAGGTAACGCTCGCTTCGGCGATCGAGGTTGCAAACCGTGAGATCCGCAAGGAAGTATACGGCAGCAACTCAACACGTGCGTTCTCTGCGTTACGCGCCGTGTCTGGCTTTATCGCGCTTTCTTCAAAGAACAAGGTGTCAACCTCTTCTCTTGAAAACTCTGACCTTCTTTCGGTAGGTCACCCGCTCTCGACACGCGCGCACGCGATGACCGCGTCGGCGTTGCGCCACGCACGTGCACGTTGGATCGCGGCCGATGACCTCATCATCGACGACGACATCCGCGCACTTGTCGCGTCTGCTCACTCGTACGAACACGGTTCATTTGAGCGCAAGCACGCGTTTGCACGTATCGCGGCATTGGGACCTGGTGTTGTCCCGATCACAGCCGCTGTTGATCTTGAACCGATCATCGCCGTACTTGGCTTTGGTCTTGGCGGTAACTCACGTGCGGCGCGTTCTGCCCGTGCACGTATGCAACGCCGTGACCGCTTTGGCCGTTTTGCGTTCATGGGTGGTGGCTGGAAATTCAACATCTTCAAGTCTGGCAAACACAGCTACGTAAGTGGAAAAGTTGTCGGCATGTCAGGTGTTGATGACATTGAAGTCGAGATCAAAGACGATAAAAATATCCCAAACGGAGTCTACGCTGTACCAGCTAAGAAAGGTCAGTCCGCAAAGGCGATCATTAAGAAGTCGTATCTAAAGGACACCCCAGAAGTAGCTGTCTCTCGCGAAGATCAAAAGTACGCTGTCAACTTCTCGTCAATGCGAAAGCTTGACGCACCGACAGGCTGGACACCTACACAGGCATCACAGCCTAACCACGTCGCGTTTATGAGCGCTGACGGTTACCGTGTTGAGATCCCAATAAACAAAGACGGCCAGCAAGAGATCACCGGCGCACGCAAGGCGTCAGTATTCCGTGCGGTTGGAAACCAAAAGATCGGCATGGCGGACGGTTGGGACTCTGTTGAGCTTACAGCACTTACCGACCAAGATCAGTATGAAAAGTTTCTCAACAGCAAGCAAGGTCAGAAGTTGCTCAGCCAAGGTGGCTGGGGTGTTGACGTTGTTCAAGAAGACATCGGCGAAGATAAGTTTAAGCCGGCGGGTGAGACAACAGGACCTGGCGACCGCCCTGGTCCAGTGCCTCCTGCTGTTCAGCGAATGGCTGATGAAGAAAACAAGCGCGCAGCTGAAGAAAAAGCGCAACTTGAAAAGCCAGCATCGCAGCTTGAAAAGGCAGACGTTAAGTCTGTCAGTGTTGACTGGAAGACAGACGGAGAGCCTGTAACTCAAGAAGGTCTTGATGCGTGGAAGCAGGAGTTTGCACCTGGTGTTGACATCAAACTTCAAGACGACGGATCTGTAAAGCTTACAGGTTCAGAGTCAAATCTTCGCAACGCGCTCGACAAGGCGACAGACGGTGACTATAACGCAACGGACTACATCATGGACTCGGCACAGCTCGAGTCAATGGGTGTCCCGACAGATCGTGTTCTTCTTGATGTTGAAAAGATGAAGAATGCCGTTAAGGGTCTTACGTACAAACAGCTGATGGACACCGGTGTAAAAGAATACAAGATGGCGTCAAAAAATGTCGGCGCATATTGGTTCACCGAAGACGAGGTCTATGACGCCGAAAAAGATGGATTTAGACTGACTGGAGAAGAGCGCGGCGGCGGAAAAGCGATGGTCGACATACCTAGCTACGCCACTCCATCGGGCAATCTGGTTGACTTTGCAGGTGACACGTCAATGTCAAAGATCGGCGCAGTCATGCAAGCGTACCGTAACGGCGACGTTCTTCGATTTAAGTATAACGGAAAAGATCGCGAGGTTCAACCAAGCGGCAATACATATACCAACAAGAAGACCGGTGAAACAAACTTCGTTGGATTTGATCATGCGATCGGCGAAGAGCGCACGTTTACCATCTCAAAGATGGATGCTCCTTCACCTAAGAAAGAGGCGAAGAAAGAAAAGGCAAAGATCATCACGATGCCAGAGGCCGACCGCGGCAAGGCACCACAGTTTATCAAACCTGACAGCACGCCTGAAGAGGTTGTTGATCAGATGCAGAAGGCGATCGACGGTCAGTATCCTGTCAAGTTTGGCTACGGTGGAAAAGATCGTACGTTTAGACCAGAACGTATCTATACAAGTCCTAAGACAGGTAAGACAAACATCGTCGGTTTCAGTGAGACAGACGGTGAAGGTCGCACATTTACCGCTGACAAGGTTACAGGTGTAAGCACTCCTGAAGCTCCGGCCGGATGGGACGTTAAGCGAGATGAGGTACAACCAAGCGCCGCAGAAAATGTCATTGACCTCAATCCAAAAGAAGTCAACAAGATCGCTGACATCAAGAAGTTTGTTCAAGATGCTATTGATAACGACCAAAAGCTCCACTTCATGTATAGCGACAAGGACCGCGTTGTTACTCCAGAAGGCGTCTGGCAGAACGGACAGACAGGTCGCACGAACCTAAAGGCCAAGGACTCAGACGGCACCAGCAAGAACTTTGCGTGGGACAAGATCGTTGCTCCTAAGCCTTCCAGTCGCACCAAGTGGCCTGAGCCCCCAGATGGTATCCCAGCAGAAGCGTGGGATGATCTGCCGTGGGAGAACTTGCCTAACATCCCCGACGACAAAGAATTGCGACCTGACCAGATCTGGAGCGGGCCCGACGAGAATTTCAAGCTTGGACCTGACGGGGAACTGATTCCACTTGAACCACCCAAGTACGAGCCTCTGCCCGAGATTTACAAGCTTGGACCTGACGGAAAACGGATTATTGACCCGAGCCTGGACAAGCCGATGGCAGATGTTCCGCAAGGCACAACCGCAGAAGGCTGGGATATCCGTATCGCCGGCATGTATGGCGGAGAGGCAAACGCATGGACGCACATTCCACCGGCAGACGAGTACGGCGAAGATCACAGCATCACCGAGGCTGTACAAAAAGATGGAAAGAGCAAGTTTGAGGTATGGCGTAAAGGCATCTGGTTAGGCGAAGGTAACAACAAGCAGATTGCAACTACCGACACACTCGCCGAGGCGGCTGAGGCAGTCAAGGCTGACATGCCAAACGCAGAGGCCATTGCGATAAAGAACGGCAAGCGTGAACCAAAAGCAACGCGTCAAGAAAAACTGCAAAGAGAGCGAGAAAAATTCCAAGAACGGCTTGATGATCCAGGTAACTGGGAACAGAAACCTGTAGGTATTCCAACAACAAGTTATGAGTGGACCTACGTCGGTCCAACTCCAGACTTTGATGAGTATCCAGAGTTGATGCAAGATCTTCTTGCAGCGCGGGAAGAAAAAGGTCTACAGTCCGCAGAAGATAGTCGGCCAATTCCTGACTCTGATGAGCGCGCTGGCGCGCCTTCACGTCCATCTGCTGCTCCAGCAGGACCAGCAAAAATGGAGAAGACAAAGCCTGGTCAACCAACACTGTTTGCTGAACCACCAGAGATCTCACCCGAGATCCAACGTCTCGTAGACGCGGCAAACGACCTGCGTGATACACCAACTGCAAATCTTCCAGCAATCATTGAGAAGTCAATTGAAGAAAAGAAAGACGTTGCGTTTGACTTCAACGATAAGCTTCGCGTGGTTACGCCTGAAGAGATCGTCGAGAACAAGGCCGGCAAGAAGCAGCTTAAAGGTTTCAGCAAGACCGACGGCGAAGACCGCACGTTCACGATTGACAAGATGAACAAGCCTGCGGCTGACACAAACGTCAAGGTTGACGACATCGTCAACATGCCGCAGGACGAACTTGATCGTCTCGTCGACGCTGCATGGCCAACACCAACCGCAGCAACTCCTGCATATGAAGAAAAAGTATCTGAGTTTGACAGGCAGATAGCTGATCTCAACCGCAAGATCGAGACAATGAAGAACGTGCTTAACGGACCTGATAGTCCAGACGGCAAACTTCACAAGCGCGCAAAGTCAAACTTGGATCGTCTACAGCAGTCAAAGGACAAGCTTTCCTTCGACAGAATCAACAATAACTTTGAAGAAAAACCAGCAGCAACAACTACACGTCGTCTTGCAGTTCTTCCTGAAGGTCGTAGCAACGAAGATATCATTTCAGAGTTCGAAGAAGACATCCCAGGTGGAAAAGCTCGCTTTACAGGCGATGCACAAAACGGATACCCAGTGTTTGAGTTTGATATTCCAGCAGGCGAAGAAGAACGCTTTAACGACTGGTTTGGCGAAGACAACATTGAAGACTTCCCAACAGGTGACGCGGTTGCGTTTGCTGAAAAGTACAACATTCCAATGGGAGACAACACCGAGCTTAAGAACGGTAACCCAGGAACAAGCTTTGAGGTTGACGTCGCTTTTGAAGAAGGAACACTTGATGATGTGCTCAAGGACTTCAAGGCAAAGTTTCCTGAAGGCGAAGCAGATGTTGTTGTGTCAGAAGGCGCTGGCGGCGGCTGGCCGATCGTTGACTTCTCAGTTCCAGAGGGACGTGAAGAAGACTTCGGTAAGTGGTACAACGGTGACCTCGCAGACTCAGACAACATTGCTGGAGATCTTGACGAGCCGGTAGACGAGAACCTGTTTGGCGGCGAACCAGACGCAGAAGACATGGGCACATTTAATGATGAGGCCTTTGACTCGATGTACACAACGCCTGAAGGCGCGTACAAGCCAAATATCTTTGAGTTCTATAAGCCTGAAGGTCGCACAAACCAAGACAGCGCTGACTACACAGACGATCCTAGGGTATTGAGCGGTAAGTTCTCCGAGGATGAACTTGTTCGCGCACTCCGCGACGCTGTTCTTCCATCTGACTCAGGCCCAGCAAACGGATATGGAAACCTTCCGTTTGAAAGTGGAGATGAACCTGTCAAGGCCGAGGCTTTGTTTGAGGCACTTGAACAGACAGGTATGGATGCTGGGTTCTTGCTCGCCGGGATCTTTGACAGCGCGTCACCTGACAAGTCTAAGAAGAATCAGTTGAACTATGTTGACACGATCAACACACCTCCTGCAGGTTCACCGAGCGCCGCGATTCCACTCAGCGATCGACTCGCTCAGACACGTGCCGCACAGGCGATCAACGGAGAACTTGGAAAACCGGAGAACGCGATAACAGCGTTCCGTCTGATCAATCAGCATAAAGAGACAAATCCAAACATCCAAGATCTTGCACAAGAACTTATCTCTCGTGGAATAAACGGTCTTGATCTTTCGCAAGAAGGCGACGCAGATGCGCAACTTGCACGCGATCTTGATACATATCTTCCGTGGGCATTTAGTGAGAGCGCTGAAGAGCGCGAGGCGTTCCAGTCTTACTGGGGTCTTATGCTCTCAATCGATGGTGGCGACAGCGACCTCGAAGACTGGCAGCACCCTGGTTCACGTGCCATAATTCTTGACGCACTTGAACGACTCACCGGTGGTGACGGCGGCAAGGCGATGGAGATGTACTACCAGCTCTATGAAGACTTTGGTGGCTTTAAAGATCTTGTTGACTCAAAGAAGGCGATCGCCGACGGTGTCGACGACCTTGAGAGCGACACGCCTGCTGCCGGTCTATTTAGACTTGTCGCCGCCGCAAAGGAAGTATCAGAGATTCCGCTGTATCGTTCAATCGGCGTAAACGCAAACTCTGAGCTGTTCAAGAAATACACAACGCCTGGCTTTGTTGTTTCATTTGACCCACGTCCATTCACCGAGACAGACCTAACAACAGGCGAGATCGGTGCGGTGGGATTCTCGCCTACAAATCCAAACGACGTACGTATCGTCTTTGAGGTCGCCGCAGGTGAGATTGACTCTGTCAGTCTCAACGGATTCTCGTGGTATGACCAAGAACAAGAGCACCTCGGCACCGGTGAGTTTATCGTCGACAGTGTACGCGAACAGCCGGCAGTTCTTAAGCCTGGCCAAAACGAGTACATCATCACGCTTAAGCGCGCAACAGAAGACGCGCTCAAGAAGGCGTACGGTCAACCGACAGAGGCAGAGGCTCCTGAAGTGGTCGAAGCTCCAGAGGCTCCGACACAAGGAACAGCTCCTCGTGAATACGGCGATGTATCAGACTGGAAGCGTGTAGCCGGACAGGCAGGCTCAAACCAAGGTGGTGTTTACGAAGACAGCGAAGGAAATCGCTACTACGTCAAGACAGCGCGTTCGCAAGATCACGCTGATGTCGAGACACTTGGATCAGCCTTGTATCGTGAACTTGGTATTCCTGCAACAGATGTAGGTCTTGGAACACGCGACGGTGCACTACAGATCATCAGTCCGATGATTCCAAACGCCACATCTGGAATGGATGACTACATCAATGATCCAGAGTTCCTCGGCAAGTTGCATGAAGGCTTTGCGATTGACGCGTGGTTGTCTAACTACGACGTAATCGGCATGGTCTACGACAATGTTGTTGCAGACGGAGACGGCAATCCAATTCGCGTTGATCAAGGTGGAGTGCTTGTATGGCGCGCCCGTGGTTCACGTAAAGAATGGTTTGGCCCAGAGGTTGCTGAACTTGACTCAATGCGCGATCCTGGAATGAACCCAACCGCCTCAGATGTGTTTGGCAGTATGACAGCGGCAGACATCAAGAAGAGCGGAGAAAAGCTCCTCAACATCACGCCAAGTCGCATTGACGAGATCGTTGATTCGATCGTAAATAGTCCTAAAGAAAATGAACTTCTTAAGGACATGCTCAAGCGTCGTCGTCAGTCAATACTTGATCAGCTTGGAATTAAAGATACAACAGTTGATCCATTTGCAGAGCGCGTGCCTTTGACAGAGAGCATCGGCTACGCCGCGCAAGATCTGCAACCTGGCGACGTTGCTGAAGGCGATTCATTCGTAATTGAACGTGTGTTCCGCGATCAGATGACGCCAAAGAACAAGGTAAGCGTGCAGGGTTACTTCCCAGGTCACGAGTCACAACGTAAAGAGTGGAATGAAACAACAATCATTCCAGTTGCACGCGGTGGCACAATTCCACCTAAGGGAGATAAACCAGCACTGCACCGTCCTAAGGCGCCACGCAAACCTTCACCAGGTGCATTCACCGGAAAGATGGCTGAGCTTCTCAAGGACGCCAAGACCTGGGAAGAGGCCGCGGCGATCATCCGCAAGACACCTATCATGTTCTTTGACTATGAATCAACAGGTTTACCAGGACCTGAAAAGGGTGGACGTAACCAGCCGGTGCAGATCGGCGGAACGTTTGTTGCAGACGGAGAGGTACGTGCTCAATTTAGTTCATACATGAATCCAGAGCATGAGCTTTCTGACTGGTCTGCTAAGAACCTCAAGCAGATGGACGGCTCGCCTGTAACAGACGAGTGGCTCACAACTCAGCCTTCGATGAAGGACGCGCATCAGCAATTCTTAGATTTTGTCAAAGAACATGCAGGTGACGAGGTAATTCTTGGCGGACAGTACACGCCGTTTGACCTTGAGATTCTTCAACGAGTTCTCAGCGCAAATGGTCTGTCAATCAACATTGTTGGAACAATTGACTCAAAAGATCTCGCTGAAGGCACACTTCCTAAGTGGAACTCAAAGACACAGTTTGGTGCAAGTCAGGTAAGTGAAAAAGACGGCAAGCGTCGTGCATCAAACAGTCTTGGACCAGTTGCTGAATTCCTTGAAGTTAAGTTGCCAGACTGGCACCGCGCAGATGCAGATGCTCAGGCCTCGTGGGAAATTACTGATGCAATGCTTACGCGTGCTATCAATAATCCCGACACAACGCCGACAACACTTCTTAATGTTGACGGTGCATTTGAGGCTAAGCAGCAGGAAATCGCTGACTACGAGAATGCGTACGCAAAGTACGAGGCAGATCTTGCAGAGTACGTCGCCGCCAAGGCGATCGCGGCTTCTTGGAACTGCGGTGGCGCTGGATTGACAGCGGCCGTTGGTCCTGCAAACGGACCTTGCTCCGTACCTTCAGTTGAACAGATGATCCGCGAGGCACAGCCGCTTCCGATCGGTGAGATCGATCCTGACGGCGTCGCCGGTGGAAGTACAAGCAATGAGTCATCGATGGTCGATGCGCAAGAGATTGACACGCCATCACAAGACGGCGTTGATACCAACGATCCATATAAGGACGAGCAATTCAAGCCAACCGAGGAACAGCGCGCAATTCTTGATGCGATCATGGAGGGCAAGAACGTCGTTGTTCAGGCACTCGCAGGAACCGGTAAGACAGCGACACTTCTTCTCGCAGGAAAGCGTAAGAAGAAAGAGGCTGCTCAAGAGCGCGGAGTGTATATCGCGTTCAACAAGTCAGCGCAGCTTGAAGCTGAAGAACGCTTTAGGAAGGCCGGTCTTACAAACATCGAGGTCATCACCAATGACGCGATCGCAACACGCTGGGCCCCTAAAGATATCGTAAAGAAGCTCGACAAGAACCCTGAGCTTTCATACTACAAGGATATTGACAAGTATCTCGGCATCACAGAGTTTGAAGGTCCAGGTGCCCAAGGATACGGTCTGTATGAAGCGCACAAGTTCTTTATGGAGGCGATGCGCAAGTATCTAATCAGCGCTGATCCAGAGATTGGTCCACAGCACTTTGATATCCCAGAACAAGACGTTAAGCCTTGGATGCTCGACATCGTAAACAAGATGTGGGAAGACTACAAGGATCCAAACGGCAAGCTGCGTATGGACAACACCATCATCACAAAGATGTGGGCGTTGTCAAATCCAGATCTTGGCGAGATTGGCTCGGGACTTAAGCAAGCCGTTGACTTCATCTTCTTTGACGAGGCGCAAGACATCAACCCTGTGTCAGGCAAGGTCATCGCAGATCAGACAATCCAAAAGGTCTATGTAGGTGATGAAAACCAGGCGATCTACGCATTTCGTGGTGGAGAAAACCAACTCGGGAAAGTACTCGGAGCTGTCGAGTTCCCACTCACAAAGTCGTGGCGCTTTGGTGCAAATATCGCAAATGAAGGCAACAAGTGGCTGAGCATGCTCGAGTCACCGTACCGTGTTATCGGTGGAAACGCAGATCCGGGCGAACTCGTTCCAGAGGAATCGCTTTATGACACAGCTGATGCAATTCTTGTGCGTACAAATAGCGGCGGACTCTCCGCGATCTTTGATCAGCTTCAGCGCGGACGCACTGTCGGCGTGACAAAGAACTACAAGAATGATCTTGTAAATCTCACAGACTCTGCGGAATACTTGCTCAACGGAGGCACCGGCACAAAGCCTAAGCCGATGCATCCAGAACTTGCACCGTTTAGGACATGGGCGGAGGTCAAGAAAGAGGCCGAAGACGAGAACAGCAACGCAAGCAATAAGCTTAAGTTGTTTGTTGGGCTGGTTGAGACTGAAGGCATCGATGGAATCCGTGGTCTCCTTGATCAACTGCATCTTGCCAAGAGCACAGGCGCAGCACTGAAGTCAGTCGACATTGACGATACAGACGTTGGCTCTGAAGGATCACTCGGCAAGGGCGTTGACTACACGATCGACGAAAACGGAATCGGCGTCTTTGGTAACACGTTTGAGAACAAGTCAACGATCGCAAAGAACGGTTTCAAGTGGGACAAGTCAAAGGGCCAGTGGCGTCTTGAGACAACAAACCAAGACACTATCAGCAACGTACTCAAGAAACTGAGCGTCTCACTCAACGGTGGTGTCGCGCCGGCCGAGGCTGATGCCAAGCCGATCGACGTATTTATCACAACAGTCCACCAGGCGAAGGGTCTAGAGTGGGACAAGGTTCTGATCTGGACTGACTTCTGGGGCCCTCGTGTCAATAAGGCAACTGGCGAAGTTGAGATGCCAGATCCAGTAGAGTTCAGGATTGCATACGTTGCAGTTACACGTGCTAAGAAGCAACTAGGACGCGGTGCTCTTAGCTGGATCGATAGCTTTGTCAAGCAACCAGCAGAGCCTGCACCTGTTGAAGAGCCAAATGCTCCCGAAGTGCCTGTACCTTCAACAGAAGGTGAAGGCGGCGGTGGAGTTGAAGAGCCACCAGCACCAACACCTACACCTTCCGATGGTGGAGATGACAACGAGCGCATCATCAAGTCTGTAAAGCAGGCGGTTAAAGATGCTGACGATACTCTTGAAGACTACTCAGATCGCAGTTCAAAAGATGAGAAGAATATCAAGAAGTTCCGTCAAGCCGTTAAAGACGCGCTCTACGCCTATGAAGGTGAACAGTACGTCGACGCTGAAGAGCGATTCCGCGATGCTGCCGAGCTTCTTGAACCTTACGCAGAGGTAGGCGCTGGGGACCTCCAGAGTCTGATGCTTCAGGCGGCAGATGCCGCAGATGCGATCCGCATTAGTAAACTTACTCCTAAAGAGACACCCGCTGAGCAACCTAAGCTTGATCCAGAGTGGCGTCCAGACGATGTACCTGCACCGCTAGGTGTAGTACCTACGGGCGAACAGCAGGCACCAGATGATGTTGCTCCAGAGCAGCTCGAGACAACCAACAATAACGTTGATATGTCGCAGGTGCTCCGCTACAAGGATGACTCCGAAAAAGCAGCTGACCTGCAGAACGCATTTGATGATGTTGAGAAATCACGTGACGAAGTAACGGGCGAAGACTCGGTACTCATGGCAACTGACCGCAACAAGATCAAGAAGGCTGCTGAAGAGGTCCGACAGATCCGCGAGGCTCTTGCAAACGGAACAATGACAGACGATCAAGCACTCGCACGACTGAACGCGATCATTGACTCACTACCAACATATGACATCTTCAGCGAGAGATACGTTGACATGGAGTCATTCAAGGACATGGTCAAGGCAGTAAAACGTTACATTGACGGTTCGGCATACTGGCGTCCAACAGGAGCCGCTCTCCCACCGATCGACGCTGTCGACTCTAAGGGTCGCCCAGCAGGTTACGCGAAGGACGGCACAACGTTCCTCACACCTGGCATGCGTGTCCGTACCAAGTTTGGTTACGCAGGTATCGTCGAGGAGTATGAAAAGACCTGGGGCGGTGTCAAGGTCCGCATGGAGATTGACCCACGTCCAACAGAGCAGAAGGGTGCCTGGGGTCCGTACGTTGCGCGTCTGGCGTACAACACACGTGAACTTACCGTCATCGGTCCTGATGAAGATCCATACGTCGAGATCACACGTGAAAAGGGAAGCGAAAAGAAGAAGCCTAAGAATCTTGAACAGCAGATGGAGATCTGGAACAAGGTGCAGGCGGGCGAGATCGATCCAAAGGCTAAGAAATCAAAAGCTCCTAAGGGTGAACCACCAGCAGAAGGAGAAGGCGGTGTAGGCGTTGAACCTCCACCTAGTCCTCCAGAAGGCGACGGCGGCTCAGCGCTCCCAAAAGCTGAAGCCCCAGAGGGGGCAACAGAGGCTCCTGACGATATACCACCACCTCCACCATGGAATCCAGAAGTTTCAGAGACCCCCGACACAACAGTCGAGACTGGTGATGAAGCACCTGCACCAGAGCAAAACGCAATTGATCCAGAGGTGATGTCAGAGATGGTTGACAGTGCCCTCTCAGACATGCACGCAACTCTTCATGATCAGATCCGTGGAATGTCAGCGACTCTCGTAAAGATGCCTGTCAATGAGACAATGATGTCAATCGCAAACGTCGCAGGTCGTCCGATCGTGCTCGTCAACATCAACGGCGTCAGTGTTCCGTTCTACGCAAGCACAGGTTCGGGTGGAAAGACAAGTGTACCTACAAACAAGTGGTATCCGATATTTGGAATTAGTCCTCAGACAAGTTGGTTCAATAAAGGATTTACAGAAGAGCAGATCAACAACATGTATGACTCACCTGAGCTCAAAGCTGTTGCTGATTTTCTAAACGCAAATCTTGCAAATCCACTGGCGATGGTACCTGATATTCCTAAGGCAGCAGGCGAGCAAGAATACCAAGATCTACTCGCTGCGATAAACACTGACATGGACACAACCAGCGGAAGCAGCGCAAAGTCTGCAAAGATCCTCAAGCAAAATATTGAGTCAACCGTCAACGACATCAAGACACCCGTAATCAGGACGGGCTGGGATCCAACATTATTTAGAAGCGGTGATCAGTCAACATGGCCTAGGTTTTTGCTCATGGCAGATGGGATTACATCTAGACAAGACGTTGCCGCGGCTGTTCGTCACGGTATTGAGATGATATTTGAACGCCAAGAAGACGATGTCCGTAGTCAAGAAGAGATAAATAAAAATGCCGGAGCGTATTTTGCGCTTCTCGATCAAGCCATAAAAGAAAACGCGTCAGACATGTATCTCGGCGGAGACTTTGATAATTCAAAGAAAATGAAGCAACTTGCAGAAGACTGGGATTTTGCACGGCCTTCATTGATGAATCTTGACATGTTTATTGATCAGATGCTAAACGCCTCAACTGATCCACAGGTTAAGAAGTGGAAAGACCGCATACAATACATGGACGCAACTGAAGAAAGTGACTATAGACTATCTCTGCGTGAAGGCGCAAGACTCGTGACAAGTGACAAGATAAAGCTGCACGGGAAATCTAATTCAGAAGTCACACCTGCAGGTAGACCTCCTGTTGTCATTAAAGATCCAAAGCCTATATCTTCATCTGGACTTACTGGCATTCCTTCTCTAATGGAGGCTGTCTCTACTGTTGTAGATCGCCCAGATCAGTACAAAGAACGCGGAGTATCAGCGGCTGTCGACAGTACAGATATTGAAGATCTTGACATCCGTGCATCAACAATCATTACGCCAGACGGCGAGCGCAAGTTGCGCCTTCGATTCAAACTTACGTCCTGGCGCGGAGCGGAAGTTACACAAGAAATCTCATCTAATCTAGGTCAAGCTGGAAGTTTGTTTAGAGCAGAGGCGCCGCAAATTGAACGTGTAAGCGTTGCTGAAAACGGCGACATTGTTCTCTCAGGTGAAAGTGTTGTAAATAACTGGGGCGGAGCGGTATTCAATAACGGCAGAATGTTTGTCTCAGATAGCGAAGATACAGGCAATCCGTGGTCAATAAATATCATGCGTGCAAATGACGACAATAGTCTTGAACCACTTGACGCACAATATGAATCAGCGCCTGCAGCATTCCACAACCAGGTGATCATTGATCTTCCAATTGACGCCGAGCAGTCTGATATCGAAGAGGCGCTCCGCGCGGCCGGTGTACGTGATGTGCGCGCCGCGCAACAGCAAGACACAAAGTCGCTTATTGAAAACAGACTGCTGTCGCTGTTCGACTCTCAGACTGACCCAAACATCAACATTACAGACCAAGATCGTCGTGATAAGAAACTTGAAAAGATCAAAGAACGCTGGGGAGTAGAAGCAGCAGATGTGTTCCCGCGTATCGGGTCTCATGGACGCATTGAGTATATGCTTCCAGACAATGTGGCGTTTCTTATGCAAGAAGATACAGGCATAAAAGGCTTTAAGCACAACTTAAGTCTTGAAAAAGCAGTTGCAAATCTTGTTGATACACAGAGCAGACCACCGACCCCAGAAGAACTTATACAGGTAACTACAAACGCAATTGTTGACGTAGTAACAAACGGACTAGTTGCAACAGTTTCTCGAGTACAAGAAGGTCTCAACTATAAGGGAATGTCCTCGACTGAAGACCTATGGACAGGCGGGGCTGACTACGTGTTTCTTAGGCCGACAAAGCATGACGAAAATAGCACGCTAGAAGTCATGGGCGGATTTAACGCAAACAGTGAAGGAAGTATCTGGTGGCCAGCAACTGACATCTTTGAGCGATCAGATCTATATGCAAACATAGACGACCTGTACGGCAAGCGTGTCCCTGGAACAGATATCTTAAGGGCAGTCAAGTACGAAGGCCAGGAAGCGATGGTTAAGCACGGTGTTCCAATTACAAAGGACGCGCAGATTGTTGTGTCACAACTTGTTCGTGACCGCGCAATTAAAATGCTAAAGGAACGTGGGATTACTGAGATAGACGGAACTCCGATAGAGGAAATTATCTTGACTGCTGGATCAAAAATCTTAGAAGATAGAAGAGGAAGTAAAGACAGCGCTAAAGGACAGTTGCTGCGTTTTGCAGAAGAAAACCTCACAGAAGCATTTACAGAGGCGGGTGGAAGTGAAACTGTAGACTTTAATGACCTTGCGGCGATGCTTACATATACGGGATCAGATCTGCACTATCAACCCGCGCCTGCAGGATCCGTGGCAGTAGCTGCAAAATATATGTTTACAGTTGACATGGGGTTAGATCCTTTTGAAATAGAAAACACAAGACAGTTACCGCAGATCATTGTTAGGTATCCAGACGGGCACTACTACACGCACGACGCAGGCAGTGCAGGCGCCGTTTTATCTGGAGACGCGTACGTGGAGCCAATGTTGGCCAGTGACGTAAATGTATTGAGAAATAAAGTTGCTGAATACAACTCTCCGTTTGACAGGCAGGAAGAGGAAGGCAAGGTCGACTGGTTGCCGTTTTCTGGAAACCATGCTGTAACTAACGCAGGTGGATACGACACAATGCTTAGGGCGGAGATAGTTATTCCGTTTGGGCAGGAAAACGCAGGCAATCCAACCGGAGAAGACTACGCTGATATCTTAGACAGGTACAAACTTGTTGACGAGATCATTAAAAAAGTTGCAAAGATGAAGTCATTTGAAATGTACAGTGCGGCTAGAGGCATGCTTTTGCCCATGTACGCCAACACAAGGGACAGGAACCTGCAGTCATATATCATGCAACAGCTTATAAACCTAACGCTGTACACTGGACGCACTGTGCCACCAATGCCCGTCACCTCGGCTGGTGAAGAGAAAGACACAAACATGCTTCCACTGCCTGACTACGACGAGTTTGCAAAGTACGGTAACTACCTCAACCGCGCCGGCACGCAGGCCGTACTTGAAAATGTCGACGGTGAATACGCCGGCTGGCTGCGTGCAGCATACTCGGCAAAGATCATTCGTGACTTTGATGACCAAGGTCTTCCGATTAGAAGCTACATGGAGATCACGACTGACCGTGATGGTGGTCTGTCGTTCCAACTCAAGGAGAACAGTGGCTTTAAGTGGGACCCAAATAAACGAGAAATAACGTTCTCAAGTCGCGGAATTATGTATAAAATTAGGGCGATACAGCCTGATGAGAAGCTTAACAGAATTCAACTATAGCACAGGAAAGAGCACATGGCAGAAGACACAAAAGCACTTGACACATGGCCAACTGAGATCAAAGAAGATGAAGATCTTTACGTCCTTGTAGACGATAACTACGACGTCCAATATCTCATGTTTGCCTGTCCAAGTAAGGGCGGATTGCTCATGCGCGACAACGGTACATGGAACAAGATTGATACATACCAGTTCTATGAAGATCACAGCGGCGAGTTTACGATCGATGAAGTAGAAGTAGATTACGTCAAGTACTACGACTCGTTTGACATGCGAGGCGAAAAACCACGCTACGAGGTAGATGACGAAGGAAACCACAACTACGCGCTTACGGCCGCGGCGCCAGCAAAGTGCCCTCCAGCCACCCAGGACATTGCGCTAAACATCAAGTACCGTCAGAACGCGATCGATACCGCAGGCTACGGGCCGCTAAATCCGGCAGAGCCAAATGAAGAGTTTTGGCAGGCAAAAGCTGACAGGTGGTCTGTCACGATCGATGACGCGAAGAAAAGCCTCTGCGGAAACTGCGCGGTATTCATTATTACAAAGCAGATGCGTGACTGCATCGCTGGGGGACTGGAGCAGGGTGGATCAAGCGAACAGAACGCCTGGGACGCAATCGACATCGCAGAACTAGGGTATTGTGAGGCTTTCGACTTCAAGTGTGCGGCCTCGCGTACATGTGATGCCTGGGTAGCAGGCGGTCCTGTACAAGATAAAGTACAAGCAGATGAAGGTGCTAAATAGATGATAAAGCTTTTTGGTTCTCACGGTAGCTACATGATGTTTACCGACGGCACATCTGCCGTTGTGATTGACTCAATTACTAACATGGTCGACGAGGTAGGTACGTTAAGCAACCTCTCGTATATACAGCCGTGGAATACAGAAGCTTCAGCAGATCAAGTTCACTTTGACCTCGCGTCTGGCGCGCTGGCTGATCTCCGCATCAGTGCAATCACCGCCTCTGGACGTATGTACACGATACCTAAGGCAGCGCAAGCAGAGGCTAAGAGGGCCTTAGAGTGGCGTAAGGAGCATCGCCGTGGTGGAACGCCTGTTGGTCTCAACACAGCGCGTATACTCGCCAACGGCGGACAGATCGGACTGGCCAAGGTCCGCCACATCGCAAAGTACTTCCCACGACATGAGGTAGATAAGAAAGGCAAAGGCTACAAGCCAGGCTCAGACGGATTTCCATCGAACGGTCGCATCGCCTGGGCACTCTGGGGCGGCGACGCCGCGTGGCGTTGGGCACAGCAGATCGTTGAACGCGAAAACAAGAAGGCTGTAAGCGCCGGCGCATTTATCGTTGCTGATGATGACTATTACGGAATGGCGACAAGTTACGACGCCGACGTCAACGCATTTAGACTT